GTGCTGGACGGGGATGTAGTAGCCAGTCCCCTCGTCGATGGCCACACTTAGCCCGGACATCTGGGCCCCGTTCCAGGGCATGAGGTTGCGCCCGTGGTCACCGATCTTGCGGTCACCCTCGTCGAACGTCTCGGTGTCGATGCCGACCCGGTCGGCCCGCATCACCCGGTCGGCCAGGTCACCGAGTTCGGTGCGGTCCCGGAGCAGTCGGATCATCAGTCCTCCATCTCGATCAGGATGTCCGGCCTCGGGTTGTAGCGGGCGACGGAGCGGGCGATGAGCCCGACTTCCTCTCGGTCAAGCGGCGGGTCGACCAGCACGGCGTTGAGGGCGGCTACGGCCCGGCCGATGGCCTCGGGGCTGCCGCCCTGCTTGCGCACGGTGCCGGCGATGGCGGCCAGGGTGTGGTTGCGCCGACCCTCGGGGATGCGGTCCCACTCCAGGCCCGTGTAAACGTCTTGGGTAGCGGCCTTGGGCAGCCAGGTGGGGTTGAAGGGAGCGATGGGCCGGACAGGCTGGACAGGCTCGTAACCAGGGGCGAACGGCGCCACGACGTACGAACCACGGCCGGCCCGGACATCGACGTCCGGCCAGACGCCCACCGCCGGGCCTTCGGGCGAGCCCGGGGTCCAGCGGTAGTAGACGTGCCAGCCTCGGGGCGTCTTGATCTCCAGGCTGTCCTTGGCCGGGTCGCCGTCCCACCAGAGTGAGCGGGCTGGAGCGGAGTCGAAGTCCATGATGACCAGGGCGTCTGCCCGTAGACCGTGCCAGTCGCCGCTGCTGTGCTCGACACCCGGGTAGTCCGGCGAGGCCCACCCGCCGACAGCGGGTTCCTTCGAGCCGGGCTTCAGGGGAAGGTAGATACGCATGAGTTCCTCTCGTCCCTCTCGCTGTGGTCACCAGCCCCGGGGGGAGAGGATCACCCCCGGGGCCGGCACTCGACGTCGTCAGCCGGGCAGGCTGACGGCCTCGAAGTTGGACAGGTCGTTCCACCCGTCCTTGACGGTGGCGTGGGCCTTGAAGACGGCCACGCCTCGCTGAGCCTGAAGACGGGCCAGCGACAGGCTGACCTTGCCGGTGGCGTAGTCGACTGTTTCGCCGAGCGCCTCCAGCAGTGGCAGCGTGAAGCCGGCGCCCTTGCCGACCAGCATGAAGTTGCGCTGGACCGTCCGGTCCATCATGGGCCCGACGTCGAGCACCTTGGCGGTGATCGCCAGCATCGGCCGGTGGTCCTTGGTGGCCGACTTGCCGATGTCGACGAGGAGGAACGTGTAGTCGCCCTCGGGGATCGGCAGCATCGCCTCGGACAGGTCGAGCACCATCTCGTCCGCCTCCGCTTGGGCGGCGGCGATCAGGTCATCGGCATCTGCGAGGCCGAGTTCCTCGTCCGAGAACTGGTCGGCGGGGTCGTCCTGCATGGTGGGCTCAGCGCTCATGGGGTCTCCTTCGTCGGGGTGGGCTTGCGGTACGCACGGCCGATGGCCGCCTTGATCTTGGGGATGGTCGGGTCTGTCATCGAGCCCCTCAGGGTACTGGTCCAGCGGTTGCCGGCCACCCTGCGGGGATCGTCGGGAGCCCACGAGAGGGTGCGGACGTCGGTGCCGTCCGGCTTGGTGCCCTTCTCGTACTCGCCGATCACGTTGGCCCACTCCTCCAGCACCTTGCGGGTGGCGGCGGGCAGATCCGGGCCCCGGCGGTACTCGCCGTGCTCGGGGTCTGGGTCCCTGGTGTGGCAGAGGACGATGATGTCCTTGCCCGTGCGCCGCAGCATGCTGAGCACACGACCGTACGCCTGGGCCAGGGCGTTGTAGTCCCGGAGTTCGGGCACGGTCTTGCCAATCTGGAGCATGCCGGCGTTCTCGCCCCGGTTCTGCCCGGTGGCGGTGTCGACGGCCTCCTCGATCAGGAAGCGGGCCAGGGCGTTGCCGGTGTCGATGACCCAGGTGTCTCGCTCCCAGGAGCGGCGCTTGGCCTCGACGAACAGGCCGTTGAGGTCCTGCCAGGCGGTGGGTTCCCAGGAGAGGATGTCGGCGCCCTCGGGCACCGCCTCGCCTTCGAGGGACCCGTCCAGGTCGATGAACAGCGGTCGGCTGGCGGTGGCCGCCAGCGTCGTCTTGCCGACAGCCTTGCGGCCGTACACGACGAGACGGAGGGGAGGAACCTGTCGAACAACCGGGGCCGGCTGCTGCGACAGGGTGGGGATGGTGCTACCAGTCATGGATCTCCATTCGACTGACGTAGGTGGGTTGGGAGCCAGCGCCCGATCGCTCGGGGGAGGGCCCGCCGCACATAGTAGCGGCTGTGTGCGTTGTCCCCTACCTGGCGCTCGGGGTTACCGACCACGTCGAGCGTGCCGTCGGCCACGAGGGCGTCGAGCACGATGCGCAGCGGGCCGGGGTTGCAGGGGATGGCGAGGCAGATAGCCGTCTGGGAGGGAAGGCGCCCGCCCTCGGGGACCGACCTGAGCCACCGCAGGACCTTGTGGGCCAGCGTGGTGTGGTGCCGGCTCCAGCGGTCGCCGTCGTTCGGTATGGGAGGCACTGAGCGCCCGTTCTGCGTGCCGGCGATGACGTCGAGCGGGTCGGCGCCCTTCAGCCCGCCTCGCTTCTCGATCGACCAGCGCTGCTGCGGGGTGAGCCCGCCACGGATGCCATCCCGCTCGACGGAGTCGATGGCCAGGCCGTGCTCCTCGTAGAGCGCATGTTCGGCGCACTCATAGCGGACTGGGCACAGGGCGCACACGGCCCGAGCGGCCTCGATCCCCTCCGCACTGGCCTCGATCTCCTCGCCGTCGCCCAGGGCGTCCTCGAAGAACATCCCTGGGGGTGCTCCAAGGCATTGAGCGTGGTCCAGCCAGTCGAAGTCGTTGCGCCAGCCGAAGCGGGTCACAGCATCCACTTTGTGAGGAACCAGCCCTCACCCGGCCAGTGTTCGAGACCGTCCGGGTCGATCTCCATGATCTCGGCGTCGGACGGCGGGTTGTCCTGGTCGAAGTGCCACGCCTTCAGCGTGTAGCCGTTGCCCAGTTCGGCCGTCCGATCAGGCTCCCTCATCGTCATCGTCCTCCCACTCGATCATGTCGCCGTAGTCCTCACGGCCGAGCAGTGTGCCCCAGCACTCGGACCGAGCGGGGCAGTGCCCGCAGTGCGCCCCGATGTTGGGCAGCGGGTCGGCCTTGACGTTTCCGTCTGTGATGTCCTGGCGCCGCTTGATGGCCTCGGCCACGATCAGCAGCGCCTCGTCGATCTGCGGCTGCTCCCGGCTGAGGAGGATGCGGTTGAAGGACTCGGCCGGCGGCCGCTCGATGCCGGGGTCCATCGCCTGGATGGCCTTGGCCTGGAGCCGCAGTTCCTTCTTGGTGACGCCGGCCACGTTGCTCATCTCGGCCTCGATCTCGGCCAGGGTGCGCTGCTTGGGCTTCCAACGGTACGTGTAAACGCCGTCGAACAGCACGCCGAGCACGGGCATCTCGGTGAGTTGCTGCACCCCGTGGGTGTACAGCGTCTCCTGGAGCGTGACGTCGAGCAGGGCCAGCCGCCGCCGGCTGCCGTACGACTTCGTCTCCAGCACCCAGAGGGCGCCCCCCTGGTCCATGATGACCTTGTCGACGTGGAACGTGAGGTCGACGCCCTCGACGGGGCTCGGGATGCGGCCCTCCATCTCGCTGGCGTAGAGGCTCAGGCCAGTGTCGCTCGGCGAGCGCCCGTAGACCTGGATGTAGCGGTCGATCAGCCAGAACAGCAGGTCGGCCTCCTCGCCGATCAGCCCGTAGGCCGTGGGCGTGAAGTAGCCCGGCACCTCGTACCGGCCCCACCACCAGTCGTCGGTGAACAGGTGCCAGGACGTGCCGATGCGCAGGCCCTTGCCCTCCTGGTCGTAGCCCTGGCGGTAGGTGTAGTCCCACTGCCGCTCGCAGGTGGTCAGGGTGTCGATCTCGCTGTAGGAGATCGTGGCGGGGTCGTACGCTCGAAGCGCCATCAGCAGTCGTCCAGTCGCTCGTCGGCCTCCCGCAGGAGAGCCATGCTCGAAGCGCCCAGGATACCGGGGCGGCCCACTCGACGGTCGCTGACCTGGCGCACGAAGCGCTCGTGCCGGCTCGGAGCCGGCGGGCCCTGTAGCGGGCCGAGGAACCACTCGTCGCCGAAGATCTGGCGACCCATCTGCCGATGCAGGTCGAGGTGCAGGGCGTTCATCTCCTGATCCAGCAACTGCTGGAACATGCCGGGCTGGTAGGTGTTCTTGACGATCCGGTCGAGGCCGCTCAGGGTGATCGGCTGGTACAGCCAGCGCAGCGGCAGGCGCTGCCCGCCGGGGGCGTTCCGGCGCAGCCAGAAGTACGCCTTACGCTTCAGCCGCCTCAGCCATCGGGGAGTGGTCATGCCAGCGTCCTCTCACCAGGTCCTGCCAGGTCGCCCCGAGCAGGAGTTCCTTCACGTCCTTCTGCTGCCTGTTGGCCTCGGCGACCACCTCGTCGATGGTGTCCTCGGCCGTCAGGGCCCAGACGTTGACCGGGCGGGTCTG